TTGCGAAGATTTTGTCACTTGGTTCTGTGATACTGCCAAGGCACAGGGTTGCGAAACTGCAATCTTTCTAGGTGATTGGCATCATAATCGTAGTACTACAGATGTCAGTACTATGAATTATACTGTCAGCAACTTAGAAAAGTTGAGTCAAAGTTTTGAAAAAGTCTATTTTATTCTAGGCAATCACGATCTGTTCTACAAAGATAAGCGTGAAATTAACTCTATTGAGTTTATGCGCCTGTTCCCAAATATTGTGCCTATTAAAGAAACATTGACCGAAGGCGATGTTACAATTATGCCTTGGCTGATTGAGGACGAGTGGAAAACTATTCCTAATATCAAGAGCAGGTATTTGTTTGGTCATTTAGAATTGCCCAGCTTTTATATGAACGCCATGGTGCAGATGCCTGATCACGGAACAGTTCAACGTTCGCATTTTGCCAATCAAGAATACGTGTTTACTGGCCATTTTCACAAACGGCAACAAGGTGGCAATATTGTATACATTGGCAATGCGTTTCCACATAACTATGCAGACAGCGGCGACGACGATCGTGGCATGATGATTTTAGAATGGGGTGGCAAACCAGAATACAAAACTTGGCCTGGACAACCAGTTTATCGTACCTACAAACTCAGTCAGATCATTGACACTCCGGATAAGTTGTTACGTGAAAAGATGCACTGTCGTGTTACTATTGACTTGCCTATCAGCTTTGAAGAAGCAAACTTTATTAAAGAACAATTTATTCCGCAGTATAAACTGCGTGAACTCATGTTGATACCAGAAAAGGTAGAAGTAGAATCTAATCAGGTTCCTATCGATATTAACTTTGAAAGTGTTGATACTATTGTTATCAATCAGATATCTGCTATTGACAGCGACTCTTACGACAAAAATATGCTATTGAGCATCTACAGCAACCTATGATAAAAATTCAAAATTTAACTGTGCGTAATTTCATGAGCGTGGGCAATCAAACTCAGGCTATTGATTTTGACAAAGGGCAACTAACTTTGGTCTTAGGCGAAAACCTTGACCTAGGAGGCGATGACAGCGGAGCTCGTAACGGCACAGGTAAAACCACAATCATCAATGGCCTTAGCTATGCTATCTACGGCAACGCATTAACCAATATCAAGAAAGACAATCTTGTAAACAAGATCAACAGCAAAGGCATGTTGGTTACAATGTCTTTTGAAAAAGACGGAACTACCTATCACATTGAACGAGGTCGTAAACCTAATGTGTTAAAATTTACCATCAACGGTTCGGAAATGAAACCCGTAGATCAAGACGAAAGTCAAGGTGACAGTAGAGAAACACAAAAAGCCATTGAAGAAGTGTTTGGTATGAGTCACGATATGTTTAAACATCTTGTGGCGCTGAACACGTACACAGAACCGTTCCTTAGCATGAAAGCAGCTGATCAACGTGCAATTATTGAACAACTGTTAGGCATTACACAGCTCAGTGACAAAGCAGAAGCCCTCAAAGAAGCAATACGTATTAGCAAAGACAGTATCAATTCTGAAAATACCAAGATTGAAACCATTAAAATTTCCAATGACCGTATTCAACAGAGTATTGATGCTCTTGAACGCAAACTTAAAATTTGGGATGAACAAAAAGAAACGTCACTGGCTAATCTAAGCAAGGCCATTGAACGGCTTCTTGACATTGACATCGATGTGGAAATTGCAAATCAACGGGCACTTGTTGAATGGAATAAAAATAAGAAAGATCGTGATGCGTCGTTGGGCGTGGTTGAAGCTTGTCCTGCTGCTACCTATGACAGTCTAGAACAAGCATTGAATCACAAAAACACACTCGACGGTTTAGAACGTGATCTTGTTATCAAGGATGCAGAAACCAATCCTTATCAAGAACAAATTGAAGAATTAAAAAATACAGCGGTACAAGAAATAGAATGGAACACTGTAAACAGTCTAGTTCGTATCAAAGAACATCAAGAATTCCTGTACAAGTTGTTGACAAACAAAGATTCTTTTATACGCAAACGTATCATTGATCAAAACTTGGCCTTTTTAAATCAGCGACTGACCTATTATCTCGACAAGATTGGACTGCCGCATATTGTGGAATTTCAAAACGATCTAACAGTGATTATTACACAACTTGGGCAAGACTTGGACTTTGACAATCTCAGTAGAGGTGAACGCAATCGTCTGATCCTATCCTTATCGTGGGCGTTCCGTGATGTATGGGAAAATTTGTATCACAGTATTAACCTATTGTTTATTGACGAACTAGTAGACAGTGGTATGGATGCCAACGGTGTTGAAGCGTCTATTGCTGTATTAAAGAAAATGACTCGAGAAAGAGATAAAAATGTATTCTTGATATCGCACAGAGATGATCTAACCAGTCGTGTTAATCACGTGTTAAAAGTCATTAAGGAAAACGGTTTTACCAGTTATTCAAACGATGTGGAGATTGTTGCTTGACAACAGAAGCACATGACAAGATGATTGCTGCTTTTCAGGAATATTTTAAGTGGCAAACTAGATTCGAACACAGAGGCTCAGACGAAGCAGGCATTAAGGCACGACATTGGCTATCAGAAATACGTAATGAAGCATCAATTAGGCGAGTAGAAATACAAGAAAAAAGAGAAGAACGTAAAAAATCCAGAAAAGGCATGGTAGGTCGACCACCTAAGGTAACTAAGTGAGTGCAATGGACATATCAAAATCAACCTGTAAACGAAATACCAGAAGGCTACATTGGCTTTGTTTACCTCATCACCAACACAACTACCGGACAAAAGTACATAGGCAAAAAATTAGCACAATTCAAACGTACTAAACCCCCACTCAAAGGCAAAAAACTTAAAAGAAGAAGCACAGTAGAAAGCGATTGGCGTGAATACTGGGGTTCATCTGATAGGTTAAACGCAGACGTCCAATCATTAGGTCCGGAAAAATTCACAAGAGAAATCATTTACCTTTGCAAATCCAAGGCAGAACTAAGTTACTTAGAAGCAAGAGAGCAATTTGAACGCAGAGTTTTAGAAACAGACGACTACTATAACGGCATTATAAACGTTAGAGTAGGCGGTTCAAACATACTTAGACAACGTCTCTTAGAGCAATCACAGGCCAACAAAACAGGCAATTAAACTGCCAAATAAGCCCGCACTGGCGACTATATTGTGCCCTTAAAGCTGGATCTCGGATCACAGTCAATGGAATTCTCTACCTTGGCGGAGAGGTTGTACAGCACTATCCTTAACCGGACGATGATCAGATATGCCTATAACTGGTTTGCTGTGTAAAAATGTAATTTAAAAGGCTAAAAGAGGGAGAAATACCCACGGCTATGTATGTGTCAGCGTATGTACATAGACCCGCCGTCGTATAAAGACGCAGCTAAAGGTACCGGACGACCGCCTTGGTAATGCTGTAACGCTAGAGTGTACTGTGCAACTCGCATAATGCTACATATTTTGCCCGCAAGGGCAAAGTGTGACTGAACAATCTGCATAATACTTAAAATGCTTCGCATTAATTATTACCTATAATTGCTTTGTCGAAGACAAATATCGTTGAGCGATAGCGATAACGAAAATGAGCTTTAGCTCATTAATAACAATAAATAAACAATAGGAACAATGACTAGATGCGACTACATAATTTAGACAATACAAGTATCAAATATTATCTTTCTGAGGATTTAAAGAAAGACTCTGCTCTCAATGAGCAATGGGATCGTATTGACAACGAATTCTTCAAACCATGGCAACGCTATCTTAATGAAGCAACTCTGACTCCTGATCAAATCAATCAGATGTTTGCTGCTGCTGAAAAAGAAACATCAGCAGGAGGTGGTAACAGCTCTATGCTAGGCAAGATAGTTGATAAAATCATCCCTGATGCGTTTCTAGGCAAGTTGGAAAAAGCACTGCCTGAGCCTGATCCAAAGGCTGTACCTGATCCAGAATTTGAAGCTAAAGCCACAGCCGCTGTGAGTGGTCTAGAAGCGCCAGCTGAAACTAAGACAGGACTAATGGCTATTGTAAAAGCTGCGGTGAAAAATCCACAAGCTCAGGCAGTGGTGCTTAGTCTAGTTGGTGGAGTACTTGGTGGTCTAATGAGCAAGGCTGGACCGTTGATTGCTACTTTCTTTCCTGGAGGTGGTACTGCTGCTGTAGCTATTACTGGTGCTATTGTTGCAGGCGGCGTTGCTATTGCAGCAGCCAAGCTGCAAGGCAAGCCGTGGAAAGAAGCATTTAAAGGAGCCATCAAACCTGCATTAGCTGGTGCAGCTGGTGCTGTTATTGGT